ATGAAACTCATTAGTAATGATCTGCGCGATGGCGATAAGCTGCCGCATCGCCATGTCTTTAACGGCATGGGTTACGATGGCGATAATATTTCGCCGCATCTGGCATGGGATGATGTTCCTGCGGGAACCAAAAGTTTTGTCGTCACCTGCTACGACCCGGATGCGCCAACTGGCTCTGGCTGGTGGCACTGGGTAGTTGTTAACTTACCCGCTGATACCCGCGTATTACCGCAAGGGTTTGGCTCTGGTCTGGTAGCAATGCCAGACGGCGTTTTGCAGACGCGAACTGACTTTGGTAAAACTGGGTACGATGGCGCAGCGCCGCCGAAGGGCGAAACTCATCGCTACATTTTTACCGTTCACGCGCTGGATGTAGAACGTATTGATGTCGATGAAGGTGCCAGTGGCGCGATGGTCGGGTTTAACGTCCATTTCCACTCTCTGGCAAGCGCCTCGATTACTGCGATGTTTAGTTAATTGCTCAACCAGATGGCGCAATGCCATCTGGTATCACTTAAAGGTATTAAAAACAACTTTTTGTCTTTTTACCTTCCCGTTTCGCTCAAGTTAGTATAAAAAAGCTGAACAAGAAACAGTAAAAAACATTAATATCAATGCGTTATGAAGATTTTTGTCTAAATAATAGACTACATAATACTGCAAAACACAGCATGTGCAGTCACTATGAATCAACTACTTAGATAGTATTAGTGACCTGAGACAGAGCATTAGCGCAAGGTGATTTTTTGTCTTCTTGCGCTAATTTTTTGTCATCAGAACATATCGCACTCCAGAGAATGCACTAAGCCTTGCAATTCAGTGCAAAGCTTTTTGTGTCTCAGTTTTGCCCCATCAACCACACCAAGTATCGATCGATTGAGACTTGGATGATAGACTTCATGCCCTTCAGAACTCATTGATTAAATAAATGTTAAAGCTATTTGCAAAGTACACCTCAATTGGTGTGCTGAACACACTTATACACTGGGTGGTTTTTGGTGTATGTATCTATGCAGCGCATACAAATCAAGCTATGGCAAACTTCGCAGGTTTCATAGTAGCTGTGAGCTTTAGCTTCTTCGCGAATGCAAGATTCACATTCAAAGCATCGACTACAACGATGCGTTACTTGTTATACGTGGGATTCATGGGAACCTTGAGTGTTGTCGTCGGGTGGGCTGCTGATAGATGCGCACTTCCCCCGATGGTCACCCTTATCACTTTCTCCGCCATCAGCCTGGTGTGCGGTTTCGTCTATTCAAAGTTCATTGTCTTTAGGGATGCGAAATGAAGATATCTCTGGTCGTTCCTGTCTTCAATGAAGAAGAAGCGATACCAATTTTCTATAAAACGGTACGTGAATTCGAAGAGTTGAAGTCATATGAAGTAGAAATTGTTTTCATAAATGACGGAAGCAAAGACGCTACGGAGTCAATCATTAACGCTCTGGCTGTTTCTGATCCGCTAGTTGTTCCGCTGTCATTTACACGCAACTTTGGTAAAGAACCAGCATTGTTTGCAGGGTTAGACCATGCAACTGGCGATGCCGTGATTCCAATTGATGTTGACCTGCAAGACCCGATTGAGGTTATTCCTCATCTTATAGAAAAGTGGCAGGCAGGCGCTGATATGGTTCTTGCCAAACGATCAGATCGATCTACTGATGGTCGTCTGAAGCGCAAAACTGCTGAGTGGTTCTATAAGCTACACAACAAAATAAGTAATCCAAAGATTGAGGAAAATGTTGGTGATTTCCGGTTAATGAGCCGTGAAGTTGTAGAAAATATTAAGCTCATGCAAGAACGCAACCTATTCATGAAGGGTATACTGAGTTGGGTTGGCGGAAAGACTGATGTTGTAGAATATGTTCGCGCCGAACGTGTAGCAGGGAGCACGAAATTTAACGGATGGAAGTTGTGGAATTTAGCCCTTGAGGGAATAACAAGTTTCTCAACATTCCCACTACGCATGTGGACTTATATCGGGCTTTTTGTTGCCAGTATGGCATTTATTTACGGTGCGTTGATGATTCTTGACACACTGGTGTTTGGAAACCCTGTTCGTGGTTATCCTTCATTGCTCGTGTCTATTCTGTTCCTTGGCGGCGTCCAATTGATAGGTATTGGTGTGCTAGGTGAATACATTGGAAGAATTTACACAGAAACAAAGATGAGACCTCGTTATATAATAAAAGGTAAAACACAATGAACTCATTTATAATGTATTTAAAACGTAATGGATATACCTATGCCATTACACTTGCTATTCTATACTCATTACCATTGATTATTGGCAATGTTTTCTACATTGACGACATATCAAGAAATATTGCTGGATATGCAAGATGGGCAGACAATGGTAGACCGCTTGCAGAATGGATAATTAAAGGTATGTCATTTGGTGGTAAGGTTATCAACATATCACCAATGCCTCTTTTGCTATCAATGTTAACAATGATAACCTCTTGTTATTATTATTGTTTCATAACCAAACTCGAAGGAAAATTTAGGGTAGTATTAATTTCACTATCTTTGATTGTATCACCTTTTTATCTTCAAAATTTGTCTTACAAATTTGACGTATTTACAATGTCACTCTCTGTGTCATTATCTGTTGTGTCCGCCGCACTTCTTTTAAAAAACAAAAGTTTTATAAATTTCGCGACATCGATCATTCTGTTGGTTTTTACTTTAAGCCTGTATCAATCATCAGTAAACATATTTATTGCTCTCACTTGTTTGAATTGTATTATTTTAAAATCAACAGATAATATAACAACACTTCTTAAGAATATTTCAGTATATATACTGGCATTAACTGCCGCACTTATTATTTATAAACTACTAATTGCTAGCATTTATGTTTCTGGCGCATATAGCACAAACCATGCTCAATTAGCATTAAATGTAAAAGGTCTTGCATTTAATGTATCAGAAAATTACAAAATTTACACAAGTATGATATTAAAGGCTCTTTCGGGATTTCTGGGGGGTATATTTGCTATAACATTATCAATAGCAATAGCAATGTCATTCACAAATGCATTTCAAAGAAAAACAATTAACACGACAATAGCTACATTAATATGCATATTTGGCGTATTATTATCTGTTATTGGCGTTCTTTTTATTCTAGATGAACCTGTTGTATATCCCAGGGTATTAGTAGGATTTTCTGGTCTCATGTTTTTTTCAGTTTATATTATATCTTCAAGCGCCAATAGATGGACGTTTTTCACACCTATCCCTTTAATTTTCTCGTGCTTTATTGTTAGTTACATGTATGGGAATTCCTTACAAGCACAGAAGAGCAAAGAGGAATTTTTATTTTATTCTATGGCTAAGGACATAACATCAAGCCAAAATATAACTAAAATAAGATTTAATGGGTTAACTTCATTTCCTCAACCAGTACAAAACGCTAATGAAAAAATCGGAATCATTGGCATGATTACTCCATCATATATCAGATCAGACTGGATGTTTGGGGCATTTATTTTTAACAGCATGGGAATAAAAGTAGATTATGATTCTAAGATAAACTTACCATCTGCATTGGCATCATCGTGCAAAAAACCATACAGAAGTAATAGTATCTACACCACACTTATTCATAATGACACAATGATATTTGACTTCAACAAATGTCGATAGTTAAAGACCACCTTACCAAGAAGTGATCCATGGATAACAATAAATAGGGCAATGATGCCCTATTTATATAGCACAATATCGAACGAATAAGTACCAGTGTTTGGCACAACACCAGTGCCATTAACGTTATATACAGAAATTGTAATCCTTTTAGAGTCAGTGCCAGCAACAATAAATTGATTAGCACTAGCCGGCCTTACGATAGCGCCATCAGCAGCGGTTTGTGTTACATGGCCCTTAAGTTGAACAGCTATACTCGCCCCAGTGACGGTTACGCCGCTAACTAGTTCCCATATATCCCCTGATACTGTAGCCGCTCCAGATACAACGTTAATGCGAACTTTACGCACCCAATCCACTTGCAAGTCGGTTACATTATCCAGCCCTGCGAACATTGTATTTCTTGATTGGACGTTTATATTGCTTAATTTAATATTACTGCTTCCGTTCTGAAACTGGAAGAACGCCACGGCCGCCGCGGCAGATGTCCCATCGTTAGTAAACCCTACTACATTACTGATATTACAGTAACTTGTAGCTATCAGGCGTATTCCGTACGCCAACCCCGACGATGCTATGATGGCATTATCAATATTTACATACCGCTGTGAATTAAGGTGTATAGGGTACTGATTCGACCTGTCGGCAGATGTGCTCCCGGGCGCCATTACTATATTAACGCCGTTAATAATATTCTGGGTGTTGACATTGGAAGCGTTAGCAGACGCGTGGTTGAGTGCGATACCCCATGACTCATCCGCGGTATTCTTACGAATATCCAGTAATTGCAAATCACTCAAGGTTATTGAACTGTATCCTACGCGCTCATCTGTGAAATTTATACCGGCTCCGCCGCCACGGAGTTGGGAAGAACTGATAATGACGCCGTTGTTGCCGCGGGCGAATATCATAGGTGATGACCGCTCCGGCTTATCCCCCGCGGATGGACCTGCGCTGTAATCCGCACGTAAGCCGATTACCCGAACATCTTTGTTCTGGTCAGTGTTGTTCGTATTTGATAGGTATACTGCGTGGCGGTCAGCAGGGTTTGTGCCCTTAGCAGAATGGCCCAGGATTAATACGTCCTCGTTAGTTCCCAGAAGCACACCATAGCCACCGGCTGAAACAGGTGGTGTACCAACGGCGGGGTGCGACGTCATATTTTCACTTGTATTACCAATTAGCTTAACGTTGGAAGCACCGGCGGCCAAGTCGTACCCCATTGTCGTGTCTTTAGCGTATGAACGGGACACAACAACGTCCGAGCCATAGATAATGGCATTATATGTCGGTGAGGTGTCCGTGTAGTCTACAGTGCCGTCGCCGCGCATTAGCAAGTTATCAACCTTAACCCTGCTATCATTTATAGTAATCCCGACAGTACCCTTAGCGGTGACATGTTCCCCGTTACTCGCCCCAGATATCTCGCTGCCTGAAATTGGGGTGATTGCGTCCGTAACAGAGGAGTCGATAACAATATCACCAGTATTAGACTTTAAATCTGCGATGGACTGTCCCGACGTTCTATTGTCAATGCGATCTAAGTCAGCCTTTAAGGTGCCGCGATGATTAGTACCAATTAAGCTTGCTCCATTGGCACCTTGTAGTTCAGGTTTGAACTGGTCAGGGTCATACTTCAGCACATTAGGAAAATAGAATTGCTGTGCACCATACGCATCATAAACAGCCATGGAATGGCCTTGCACAGTTACGAATTTAGCAATCTGTCCGTTATATACCGGATAACCAGCAGCGTTAATGATGATTGGTTGAGAAACAGGAACGTGAGAGCCGTCTTCGTTCTCTACATAAACCTGAATCCGGTTTTCAGGATTTACCGGATCAGTGTCAATTTTCCCGATATAAATTTTGCCATTGGCTACGGCTTTAAAAGAACGAGCCATAGTGAAGAGTTGCGAAGGCATACTCACTACAACATTGGCATTTATTGAATCTGTCATTTAATTTGCTCCAGATACAAGGAATCGCCGCAGCATGGCTACGGTGAATTTTGGGCATAAAAAAACCCAGCCGAAGCTGGGTCTTTGCGTTGGTTATCTGTCAGTAGTTATGTACTGAAGAGTTTTTACGGATACCCCAGATGACGATTGGTTAATTTTTGACATTACCAAGACCATATTGACTACTTATAAAATGAGATCAATATTTAATCGCCCAATAACGGGTGTATGTTGAGGTATATCATGGCGAAAAAACCAGGTGAAAACACTGGAAAAAACGGCGGAATATACCAAGAAGTTGGCCCACGCGGCGGTAAGAAAGACAATTTTGCAACCGTCAAGGACAACGAAAGGCTTCCACCAACAACAAAGCCAGGTCATGGCTGGGTATTGGATAAGCGAACTCCAGACAGCAAAAAGTAATAATCAAGCCGGGTCACTCCGGCTTTTTGATATGTCGCTCGCAGAACTCAACAAGCCTGCTCATTAAGTAGCAGTAAGTCTCGTTGGCTCTTCCTGGTTCAACATCAACACCTACCCTTGAGCAGATATCGAATGCCATGTGAGCGCACTCATGGGCAATGGTAGATAGTTTGCCATTGAACACGCCTATCACATGCAAAACACCATTCTCGCTACTCATTGTATGAGACGCTCCGTTGGCGTCCGAGTCATGCACGTCCACACCAAGTTTTTGATGCAGGCGTTGCCATTCTGGAAAGTCTCTACAAAACACAATTGTACCGCTCTCAAAGAGCGGAACGAGCATCTTTGGTACGTTTCCAATGTTAACTTTTTTCATGGTATCCTGCTAAAAACTAAGGAGAGTTAATTATATGAAAAAATCACTGTTAATTATCCCGCTTCTTCTGGTTGGATGCGCAAAAGTAAGTGACTATCAAGCAAGTTGCGAACAACGCTATCAAAAGCTTAGCGATATGGCTAATTGCCTTGATGCCAGTGTGAAGAACGACTCACGCATGGCATCAGCACCAACACCTAAGCTGTATGTCCTTGCTGCAAAGATGCTCGGGCAAGGTGTCGATGAAGGCAAGATAAGTGACGCACAGGCAAGACTTGAGCTTCAGAATCTTTATGTTCAATTACAAAGCCAAGAACAAGCCCAACAAATAGCACAAAGCCAAGCATTCCAGCAGGCTTTATTGAATTATCAGGCTGTAAACACAATGCAAGCGATCGAGCAAAAAGCGCGCCAGCCTGTTATAACTCAACCTTACCCAACACGCGTTGACACATATACAAACTGCAATTCAGGATTTGGAAACACGGTAACATGCAACAGTAGCAGTAATATCAGGTAGTTATATCTTATCTTTTATTGCTGTTCTGCTGTAATTTGGCTTGAAAGTATAGGGCGTATCGCATTTGCAGCATTATTTAGCGCTCTTTCATAAGCTGGCGTTCCAGTTTTAGTGTTTGCCAGACGTAAGAGAGCATTCCTTGCTGCTTTGGACTCATACAAGCGCATCATTGCACCAAAACCAGCCTCAAGCCCCATTGATACGCCAAGGGTCGCAGTTGCGCCAATCGTCCTTATCCTGTTGGCTTGCGATTGCCCCGTCTGAGTTACTACATTTGCGGTGTCTGACCTTGCTGTTTGCTGTAGAACTTCATGAAGAGCATCAAGCTCTTTCATGTGCTTTCCAGAAAAAATAGTGTTGTAAATTTCACCGCCTGACTGAGATTTCAGCTTATTAACTTCAGTGATGAACTTGGCTGGAGAGTCCCCGGCCTTTTCCGCTATTTTGCTGACGTAAGCTGCACGCATAGCATCTTTCCCCTTATCATCCAGTGCGCTCCAGATTCGTTTCACGTCAGATGGTTTTCTGCTTAATACAACGGTATTTATAAGTTCAGGACTGGCTTCACTGCTTGCCTTGTTGAGCTTGTTGGCAATGTTTTTATTAAGCACCTTATTATAAACGTTTGCATAATCGGAATTTGCTTTAAGGTATTTTGCTGCGTCTGATGCACCGAGGTTTTTAGCAACTGCGTTACGAAGGTCTTTTGACATTGCATTCTCTACCATATTGGTAGCTGCTTTTGCCTGGTTGGGGAAGACCATAGCATCTCCCTGAACATTAGATCTAAATGCTGTTCTGTGCTGACGCAAGAGATCAAACGTAACATCCAAATCAGTTGCAGGGTTTGCTAATTCTTCACGTAGGTTACGCAAGGATGTAAGCAGGCTTTGATTGGCAGACGTCCCAAGCCGTTCCTGTCTTGCGATCGCTGTATTCAGAGCATTCATGGTATTTGTGGTATCAACTGCGGCATTACCCATTTTATTGGTGACGTCATTGATAACAGCGCCAGCGGCATCCTTCCGCCCCCTTAACGTGGTGGTAAGAGATTTCACCACATCATCAGGGTTGTACTCACCAAAACGGTCAAAATAATTGCTTACCAGCTTACTACGCGTTGCATATTGCTCCGCTCGCTTTGAGCCTGTCCCGAGCAAAGCCCCCTCAGCATCCTGAGTAAGTCCGCGAGTGAAAGCATTTTTCGGCGGGATAACATCAGATGTCATTGGTGTCACGCCCATCGATTCTGATGTGGCAATTTTCTTCGCCACTTCTGGCGCAATATCACCTTTTATAGCCGTTATTCCACGCCCTATTCCCTTTGCTGCTGCGGAAAGAACACCCTGAGCGGCAAGGTTAACTCCGGCATTTTTAGCTGCATTTTGTGCGAAATCGCCTTTCTGATTTGCGGCCTCTGCCAGTGATCCAATAGCCATGCTTCCTGCCGTTCCAACTCCTGGAACTAAATACCCGCCAATTGTTTCTCCAGCTTGCGCATAAGGGTCTGTTGGTCGATCTACTGGACGATAGACATCGTCCAAAACCTTGGGGCCACCAAGCCCCTGGCTGATTGCATTAATCAGACTTGCGCCACCCTGCAATACGTCAAATGGTATGTTTACCAGACCACGACCAGCCTGCTCTGCAATTTGCCCTGCACTTTGACCACCTGTGAGCCAATCGCCAGCTTGTTGCATCAATGATGGTTCTTCACGTGCTGGTTCATTATTGACCTGATTAACTGTTTGTTGCTGAACAGCCTGACCAGCAAAATACTCATCAATGGCGGTGCCAATATCTTCCGTGCTCGTACCATCAGGGAAGGTAAATGTCTTACCGTTTGCAGTTACTTTCATCATTCCACCGTAAATTGAATGCCTGATTTTGAGGTATATGATCCGGATTGACTCTGCTGCTGTTGGGTATTTGTCGGTTGTTGGCTATTGCTCTGTTGTTGACTATTTGCAGCACTTGAAACCACCAAAGCATCATAAACGCGACCAGACTGACCACGTAATGAGTTATATTGGCCCTGCATTTTTCGCATTTTTGTTTCAGTAGCAGCCTTGGAATCACCAGGCTGAGGCAGGTACATTTTGGAATACTCCTGCATCTCTGGCAGAGTAATTGCTGCACCTGTTTCTGGGCGCAAAATTGCATACAAGGCGTCTCTCGCATTTACCATATATTGCTGCTCCGCTGGTGATAGGCTTAAATTTGCAATAGTCCCATCACCAAGAGAGCGATTTATTAATGCAACTCGCTTAGGGTCAATGCTTTTACTAAGCTGATTCATTGAGTCCATTGAATCTTTTAATCGCAAAGCAAATCCTGCCGCCTTCTTGGAACCCTCATTAGCCTTATCTATGATGCTTTGCGCTTGTGGCAAACTAATTGGTTTAATGCCATCACCAGATATAGGTTGGTTTAGTTTTCCGGCTTCCTCGCTGCCATCGGTGTAATACTTAGTTACCGAGCCATCAGGATTGGTTTCAACCTTAAGTAATTTCTTAGCATTGGGATTAATTCCCGCCGCTGCCGCAAATGCCGCTGCACCATCTGGATCCGCCTTTAACATTTGCGCGTACTGATTGTAATTCTGCATTGCGGCTGTTGGTGCATATGCTGACGTTAACGCATTTGCTCTGCTAATATCCTGCCCTCTCGCCTGAAGTGCCTCGCCAGCCTGATTGCTGCGGATTGTCTCTGCCAGCCTGCCTCGGTCAATCTCACGACCTGCCATCTTGTCCTGAACATTGAAGTAGTCAATCGGACCAAGAGCAGCCATTCCAAGGTGATCAACAAACTCACCAAATCCTGAAGGATTCTGCTGATACATCTGAGCAACGTTGTTAGGGTCAACACCGACGCGCGCCAGTTCCTTGGCGTTGTTTTGCAGCCATGATTGCATTGCTTCTGGAGACGAGGCCGCAAGGCGTGCGCCTGCCGCTAAGGTGCCGATAGAATTGCGCTGGTCTTCGTCTGCCCACTTCATACCAGACTGAATCTTCTCTAATTGACCAGGATATTTGGTCATCAGATCTCGAACCTGCTGTCGATCACCGGACTGGATGGCTGCCGCATATTCTTTTTGGAATGCAGCATCCGCTTCCTGTTGCTTTGCGGCTTGATATGTTTGAGCGACACTACCAAGTCCCTGCAATGCCTGAAGGCCGATGTTATTGCGCCCTGAACGCTCCATTTCGTTGTTCTGGCGAATATAGGCCAACGCCTCACTTACATCACTTGCCTTTGGCGCATTTGAGTTTTGCCCACCGATACCAGCAAGAAAACCGCCTGAGTTGATTCCTTGTTGCCAAGTAGCCATATTCCCACCTTAAAACAATGATCCAAGACCACCGATAATGCCGCCACCAATAGCGCCAACAGCTGTACCTATTCCAGGCACCACAGAGCCAATCATCGCCCCTGATGCCGCACCGCTCATGGCACCGCCCAAAGCTGATTGCAATCCTGATGGTCGGTTAGCATTCGCCGCAGATGCTGCCGCCTGCTGTTGATACAATTGGCTGACGTTGTTAGCGTAGTTCTGCCCGGCGTTTGCCTGACCTGTAAGAGCACCAAGGCCAATGTTTGCCAGATTGTTGTAGTTGTTCATCTGACCTGACAGCCAGTTTTGACCGAGTGTAGGTGCGATTGCTGCTAACTGGTTTCCTGTTGCTGTAGAGCCTAATCCACCCGTTGCCTCTGCTGCTGCCAGACTCTGATAGCGCGCCTGACCTGCAAGGTCTTTGTACTGCTGAGAGTTGTAATACTGGTTAAGAGCCTGACCTTGCCCCTGAAGAGAGGAAAGATTCTGCAACTGTGATACGTACTGCTGAGCGAGTGGTGTGAACGGTGCAAGGTTCTGCATGTTCGTCTGCCACATTTCGCGCTGCAATTCGATACCCTTTTCAGTTGCGCGTGCCTGGGCTTTAGAGCCGGAGTCGCTGCCGCCTTTCATATACCCATTCATGGGAAGCAATTTATTCTTGAAGCTTTCGCTAAGTACTAACATTTAATAGCTCCTCATATTTCGAACGAGGTAATTGATAGAGGGTGATTCCAACCGGTTTTCCGTTACTCATGTACGCATCATCAAGGTGACCAACACGGGTAGCGCCAAGCAAACGGATAATTGACCGTCCGTATTTCGTTGTGTCAGGAACCATGGTGATGCTGTTAAGGAATGGTGAGTTTTCGAGAAGCCATTTGCAGAATAATCGATGCCCTTGCAGTGCATATTCACCACGGAATCCGGGGTCATACACCGCATGGCATTCAACAACGCTATGCCAGAAGTTACGCACTTCATGAACTCCAGCCAGCACTAATCCTTCGTAGATGCCGAGATATACCGCATCAGGCTTGATGTAGTATTTATCTCCACTGTCTACGATATTCCCCGTGTTTGCCGGGTTGTTGAGGAATTCTGCAAGCTTCACCGGATTATCGATGAGCTTTATTTCCATCACTGCTCCGCAATGATTTTGATGGTTGTGGCGGTAAACGCCGCACCATTCGACTGAATGGTTAACGTACTGCCATTTGTGGCAAGAAAGCCGTCTTTATCCACGCTGAAGAACGTAGCTAACAAGATGTTATCGGTTGTTGTCGCCGAGTTGCGACTGCTTACCAGTGTGTCAGGAACAGAGCCGGAAAAGGTTAGCTGCATTGACCTGTTGGCGGTTCCGCTGGGCCACGTCCCGACGATCGACAGCTTGAAGAACAAGGTTTTGTTCTCGTTGAACACAACCATCTTGTTGTTAACGGTGTCGAAGAATGGTGCTAACGTGCCGGATGACGGCGTGAGCGTTTTCAGCAGGCTAACAAGGTTGGTCGGCGCTGTCGGAATGGTTACTGATATGCCAGAGTAAACAACCTCTGACTTCTTGCGCGTGGTTGCATACTCCAGAGCATCAATGCGAGTTTCATGGTCTGAAAGCGTGTTTTGAATGGCGATAACTTCATTCGTCAGATAATCAATATCGTTTTCTGCTGTCGTTAATCGAGAATCAAGGCCGACTATCGCCGCTTCTGCGTTAGTGATCCTTGTTTCGTGGTCCTGTATCTTCGATTCAGCCGATGCCAGTCGAATTTCGTGATCGACCAGAATCACATCCTGCTCATCGTTCCTGACTTGTGCGTCATAAGCGCCCTGTCCGGCCTCGTTGGCTTTGTTAGCCACGTTACCAACATCAGTGCCCTGTGCGATAACGTAAAGCAGATACGACTGCGAGAAGATATTGCGTGGAAGGACTGATGTGTCTAGCCGTGTAGCCTGAATGATTACCGGCACATTGAGATTCGAATCCGCCATTACTCAATCCTTATCTGGCAGCCAGACAGAGTGACAGGTGACTTCGTGATAACGCGCAATTTGAAACCAATGTTTTTCCTGATGCGCCCTACTCGTTTCCACAAAACGCGTTTGTCGTAAACGAACGGTTCATTCTGCTCAATCATCTGCTCACGCCCATAATTTATGCCGTCAGTGGTTGCAGAGAGGAACAGGCGGTCGGCGTACTGAGCTACGCCAGTTGAAGATTCAACTTCAAGGTCGAAAACTCTGGCGTTATCTGCTTTGAAGAGTGGAGTAAACAGCAGGTGTTCTTGCTGTAGCCCATACTGGCTGCTGATGTCGAACTGCAATTTCCCGGTCATGGACTCCAGCTTATCGCCGCACGTTATCTGATTGCCTTCGTAAATGAAGTCGATAGCGCGGTACACATCGTCATACAAGCCAGTTTTCAACACACACCATTGCGGACCATTGGCGCTTGAAGATGCGTCGTACACGAGAACATGGCGCGGCAGGTGAATAATCAGCAACTCATGAGCATCAAACCGCAACGATTCCATCACGCCATCAGCCAGTTCATCAGCAGTGTAGGAGCGTAGTATTTTCTCAATGCTCGCGCTGGCGATTGGTGATACCTGACCGGAGCCGATGATGTATACAGACGGAGCACCTGTTGCAGGATTGCTGATGAACGCATAAGAATCAGCGAATGGCGTTTTGCAGTAAGTCCCGGCAATGCCTTTTTGCACCATCAGTGATGGCTGTGCGACATACAAAGCAGCACCAACGGTGGTTGCGCCAGTCAGGGAGAAATATTCAATAGTCGATGAACCAAAGCAGACGATGAAGTCTCGCCATGTCCCGATACCGATGATGCCGTCCGGCTGAGACTCGGCACGATATTGTGCGCTGTAACGGTCAGGATGCGATTCGTCTTCAAGATCAGTGATAAACCATGAATCAGTGCCGTCTTTTGACCACGCATAACGCCCACGTAAGCGCGTAATGTCGCGGACTGAGCCTAACTCATACTGCGTGAATCCGCTGTCTGTAGGCCAGTTTGAGACGGTTTTAATCGTGCCATCATAGCGATACTCGACCAGTTTCCCGTTAACCCCTACCGCCTGTGATATACGACCATGTGCCATTGATACGCGACCACTTCCGGCAACGTCACCGACTTCACTTTCTCCTTTGTACAGCTTGCCACCACACACACGATAAACAGCATTCTGCGCCATGTTGTACTCGACGCCGCGAGATACGCCGTTTACATCAGAGCGTTTGGCAATGCCCGGGAATGAGCGAAGATATCCCGATGAATTCAACACCTCCTTGGGCGTAGCTAAAAGATTGACTGGAAGTTGGTCTATATAATCAGCATTAACCGCACTTTTCCCTAATCCCTTCATTAGTGGTAGTTGTTGTATTGCCATTGGAATCAACCTTTATATGAACCCAGTTAGCATCACGCTTTAGCCTACTTGCCCAAGTCTTAGATATCCCGTACTTAGCCGCAATTACTGACAAGCTTTCTTTTGATGACTTGATTGCAAGAACATCGTCATCACTCAACTTGTGTTTTGGGTGCTTGGTTCCGAAAAACTTGATTGGTTTCTTTAATCCTGTGGCGTATGCATGTTTGATGTTTTCGCTTTGAGTGCACCACTCAAGATTATTGACGTTATTATTGAGTGGATTGCCATCAATATGATTTACCTGAGGCTTGTTTTCAGGATTTGGCAGGAATGTCATTGCAACGATTCGATGGGCAAAAGTCCATTTTGCTCCGATATTATAAAGCACCCTTCCCTGATTTATTTTAGGCTTTAACCAGCGCCCCTTTCTGAGTTGCGTGCTGCCATGCGCAGCCTTAACAACACGTGAGTGAGAATACACCCTGCCATCTTCTGTTACGGCATAAACACCTTCAAATCCAGGTATATCTTTAGCATTCTCAGAAAGCATATCTACTCCTTAAAGTTTCGATTTTTCATGTACTTATTATATCAAAATTGCCAGCATATTCACTGGCAGATAGTCGATATAGTCAGCGTTTCTAAAGTCTTTGCCGACACCTTTCATAAGCGGAAGTTGCTGAATCGGCATTATTCGCTCCCGTTATCGCAAGGTTCCTTTCGCTGGAAGTAATTCCAACCGTTCCACTTCGCCAACTGGTTACCGCTACCAACAGGCATACGGTTTGGATAACCGGACTTACATTTAGCGGCTTTTGCTCTGTCCATTGCAGACAGTTTGACGAGTCGCTCTTTCCCGTATCTGGCAGTGGTTATAAGTTTTGCTGGCGCTTCCAGCGCATAATCTGGAGCAATGCGGCAGGCAAGGTTGAAAATGACGGCATTTATAGCGTTATTTGATAAGCCGTGCTCATCGCCAGGATCCGGAGCAACATCTGCATCAGCAAAAATGTAGCCAACGTTGATACCAGGTGACACATCACCGCCAAGCCATTCAGCCATCATCATTTCAAGGTCGTTGACCCCGTCTTCCATAGACTGCGGTTCGACATCGGTTAACGTGGCATTTGATGCAACACCGAGCTTACGTAATGCTGCAAGGACTAAATCACCCTTCGTTGTCAGGTTCATCTGCTGCCGCCTTAGGTTTTCGACCAGGCTTTTTACGCTGTTTTTCTTCTGGCTCTGGCTCTGGCTCTGGCTCTGCAACATCCTTCAAAAGGTCATCAGGATGTGAAAACCAGCCAGCATCCAGATATTCCTGAAGCTCTTCGGCTTTCACGATTTCAAAGTCGTAGCCAACGCCTTTCCACTTCTTCATGTCGCCATGACGAAAGATCATGTGTGTCATGCTTGTCTCCAGATAAAAAAGGGAGCCGAAGCTCCCTCTGGTTATCACGCGGTCTGGTTAGGCAGACCAACACCAATTGCCTCTGGTCGTACAGCACATGCTGAATACCACACAGCAATACGGCACTTACCAGACAGAGTGTTGATATCACCCTGCGTTGCGAAGATGCCGTTAACACCAATACCAGGAATGCTGAAGGAAGACGTTTTCATGCCAGCAAACAGCTCATGGGTTACCGGGATCGGCTGAGACAGCAGACGGATTGAGTCATCAGCCCAGAACACGTTAGCGGTGGTTGTTGCCACGTTCAGAACGTTTACCGGAGTGGTATCAGCAAGAGAGGTGTTTACGTTAGCGTAAGCCTTCTCTTCTTTTGTCAGTGACGCGTCATCCAGTGCAATCGGCTTCGGCGTGATTTCGATGTGAGTACCATCGATCACACGGGTGATTGAGAAAGTCGCGTCATCAGTCAGCACGTTCTTCGCCATCTGAGACAGGAATTTCACGCCAGTGAAGCTGATTTTGTCGCCGCGCTTAAATCCGGTGGTGGAGGATACGGTCACCGTTGCAACACGGTTGTCGACGTTCTCTTTGTTACCATCGGTATCAAGAGTGTATGCCTGCGGCTTAAACTTCTGCGCACCAGAAACAGTTACACCAGTAGCGGTTGACTTGGTAACTGCCGGAAGTTTCGGTGAGCGAAGAATTTCATCAAAGCCAGCAATCTGACGCTGAATAGTACCGTTGCGATACGCTTCTTCAGGAACGCGCCCGAAGATGTCACCATCTACCAGGTTGCGGCCTGCTTTGCGGTAATCGTCAGGGTTCAGGAAGTAACTGATGCCCATATCGCGGTTTAGCTCACGGGAGAACATCAGGCGCTCTGCATCAGACACAAAATCCCAGCCAGACAGGCCAGTAGATGGACCAATTGCTCTGGTATCGTGAACAACAAGTGAGCCCATTTCAGTTGCCTGTTTGGCAATTGCTGACTCAATGTTATTCGCCAGTTTTTTAGCGGATGCCTGGATGCGGCGACGGTAAGAACGCTCATCACGCAGGTCATCTGCACGAAGCTCGAAGAAATCGTTATCCGGATCGCCCATGTTGCATTTCACGGAGAGTTCCAGAATCCCGGTTGCGTTGCCAGTTAAATCCCAGCCAGTCTGGGTTGGCGCTTCCTGCTCGACAGGCATCCACACGGTGTTGCTTGAACGCTGCATGGATTCTGCCGGAGGGGTGTATTTTGTCACTTTAGACGCCATTGGCGTCAGGTTCTGGACGGTTTCGATGATTTCATCCAGAGCATACGTGACCAGTTGACCTTCATTTAATGCCATTATCGAATTCCTTTATTCAGTTGCGCCTTGAGCTTGCGGTATGTCTCTACATCCCCTTTGTTTGCTGCCGCTTCCATCTGCTTTTCAATCGCAGAGATATTTGCAGCAACAGCGTGTCCCTGAATGGGTTCATCAGGTAACGGGGCTTCTGAAACAGGCTTGGCTCGAGGCTTGAGAGTTAAACGTTCTGACAGTCGAGTGAGTTCAATCAGCGCGGATTGCCCGTCCATCGCCAGCAACTGGCGTGTTTTCTCAGGATTAGCACCAAGGTGATACATGAGAGCAGCGGATTTCTCCGGGAAGAGGCGCATGATGTCGGCACCGACTGCTGGCGGCACCAGTTGCATGAATGCATCCTCTTTCTCCTGATAGTCAGGGATATTGAGCTTTTCCGCTGCGTCGTAGTGCTTACGGGCTGCCTCGACGTATTGCGCTGATTGCTGGGTGAACTCCTGAGTTTTGCGGCCCTGCTCGGCTACAGCCTGGCTTCGTGCGTCCATAGCCTTGATCTGCCATTCACTGTTTGCCTGCTGGAAGGCAGCCAGTGCGCGGCTCTGGTCATAGTCGTACTTAGCCAGTGCGTCTTCGGAAAGATAATCGTTAGGGTCTGGTTGTTTTGGTAACTCAGGGTTCACCCGCAGGTGCTCCGGCAACTCTCCACGCTTAACCGCTTCCATCTGCTGCTCAAGCTCACGCTGGCGTTTGCGTTCGATGCGGCGACGGGCAAATTCAGCATTAGTTGCCGGGTCTTGTTTTGGTTTCTCATCGTCTTTCAGGACAATCTCGAAGCCTTCTTCCTGACCTGCGTTGTCGTTGGCATTATCGACAACTAAGCCATCAGCAGATGCCGCTGCATGATTGCCGGGCAGGGTTAATTCTTCAGAAGCCTGAATGTCGGTGGTTTGGTCCATGATTAACTCTCTCTTATTGAGGTGTCTCGGCTACTCCGCCGGAGGGGATTTGAACTTGACGCATAAGATTCGCGAAATCCATGCGTTGTGAATGAGTCTGGTCTGCATCTTTAAGAAGCAGCTCAGCGTTAGCACGAGCATCTTTACTGCGCTGTTGCTGGAATTGACCTACGAGCTTGAGGTACTCACGCAGTTCTGCCTGCTTGTCGAGGTCCATATTGTTGAAGATTTCTGCAATCTTCGCGGCGTTGAGTTGGTTTTGGGCTTCAACCTTGGCGGCTTCAACCTGAATCTGCGCCTGTTGGTTCTCTGCCTTGAGCAATTCAGCCTGACCTTGCAGAAGGATACCCTGCGCCTGAATTTGCTCTGCTGATGGCTGCTGCGGCTGTTGTTGTGCCTGCTGTACCATCTCCATCTCTTCAGGTGTTTCTGGTTTCTTCAGCCCCATCATCACCAGTTGCTTGTTCGCGTACTCTCGCATCATCTCGACGCCTTTACCGTCAAGCAGCGTGAAGTATTGCAGCATCAGCATCTGGAACTCTGGAGTACCTTGCGGAACCTTAGTGAGCAATTCCTGAATCTCTGCGCGGTTCTGTTCCTTCATGCTCTGGAAGGATGGCCCAACGTCTGTATAGCACTCATAGCGACCGCGAATGTCGTTGAGTGTGACCACATTGCCGGACTGATAATCGACAACTTGCGCGTAGAGTTGAACGTCTTTCTCGCTACCATCTTCAAGTGTCAGCGTTACATGACGAGGAACGTCATAAATATCGTTGACCATTGAGGCATAAATCTCGCCATCACGTCGCATTGCGGTAGCCAGGTTATCCTGAAACACGTATGTCTCAAGGTCTGCCCGCATGTTCAGTTGATTGACGGTATCGAAAGCGACCTGACCATTTGCCGCCTGCGCATCCACGCCAAGACTAGCCACCTCTTTCACTGCGTTGGTGGCAGCCTCAAGCATGTAAGCGTTGGCTTGCGGCACTTCAGGGTTTTCCATGTAGGAGATTGGACCAATCGGCAGGTCGTTACCGTTTTCATCGGTCTTGTTCTGCAGATAGTACGGATAGTCATCATTTCCACCGTACATGTATTCGTAGCCTTCGATTTGCTCAGGGAAGAAGGTCGGTTTCTTCTTCGGTGAACGAGCAACAATATCGGCGTTGAATGACATGATCATGTTACGAAGGCGCTGACCGTCCTTCGTCAGCCTTACCACTCCTTCGTAGCACTCCTTGTCACCAGCGAATGACCATTCACCATACACTGGAACGATTGGAATATGCTCTCCGGCTATCTTCTCGCGGTCTTTCAGTATCTGCGTGCAGGTGATGATCGACTTATACACACGCCGCCGCTTCACCTTGCGCTCTGCTACCTTAATGAATCCACGATTAGCCAGGTCGTCGATGACGTCTTTGATATCCTGCTGGTAATAGCTGACCGGCTCACCTGTAAGCGGGTCGCGGTAGATGAAGACTCTCTCCTTCTTCTCTTCTACCTCGTAATACTCAGCGACGTAGACGACATCATTCGACACCCACGGGAATAGCCATGTATCGTTAGGATTCTGGAAAGATGGCAAGGTGTCAGGATCAATACCGTAATCCTCTGCGAACTCTTTCCAGCCATTGCGTGACAAAGCGTTAATCACCGTGCAGTGCTTAGCGTCGCTCTTATCCATCTGCTTGCTGTTGGCGTCCCATATGACGTGTGAGCAGGCTTCATGGATTGGCAGGCGTCTGATTACCTGATTATTGCTTGTTGGATCGTTGTCTTCGTACTGTGTGACCAAACGCCATGCACCAACGCCGGACTCTATCTGCTCACGAACGCCAACGTTAACGGCAATCTTTGCCGTGTTATGGCGCATATCAGTACGATACATCCCCATCAACACATCGGCTGCATCAGGATTAGCGCCGTCTTTGGGTCGGAAGAGAACGTCGATAGGGTTCCGGCGCATCTCTGCGACCAGTTTCCTGACCACCGGGCGAACAACATCGAATTGTCCGCGATATTGCAGGGTGGTGTAGTTTGATAGCCAGTCATCCCATTGCGACACTCGGCTAAAATACAGGTCATTTGTCGCCTCGGTTCTGGCTTCATCGCTCGCCATCCAGTCCGCGTCAAACTTACACAGAATGGAATTGAGTCTGTTTTCGTCGGCCATTTAAGTTCTCCGTGCGATGGGCCTGATTGGGGCTGGTATCTTCTTCTCTTTTGGTTTTTTGATGTCGCGCATCATTTTGGCGAAGCGGCGCATCATGTATGCATAGCGAACGGCTGAGAGAACGTCGTCGTTAAGCTTGACGATCTTCCCGTTTTCATCACGGTGATAGAGGCGAAACTCCTCAAAGAATGGCTCACAGGTGTTGAATACTTTGAAGCGACCATCAAGCATCATGTCGCGCAATTCAGTGATTCCAGGCTCAACAGCATTACCGCCATCAGGCCATGTCGCATGCTCCTGCAACATCATAAAACCAGCGTCCGCGTACTGCCCTTTAAGCTGCTCACCGCCGCCCTTCTCGTGCTGGTTTCCGTCATGAGGCCATGCGGTTGGCACTTTATGCGCCCAAGATTTAACGGCTCCCCATGCCTGAACCGCTGTTTTTTCTTTCGCCTTCCACACGCGTGAAACGTAGATTGTGTCTGCGTCCTTATCCCACCAAAGCTGAACCTGCGCCTGTGGGTGATCCCATCCGAAATCCATCCCGCCAATTACGTAGAAGTGATCAGGACACTCGAACGGCTGACACTTAATCGTCTCTTCCGGTATCTGGAAGATTCGACCACTACCCATCGTAGGAATACCGCGAGCACGCGCCTCTCTCTCATGTTCGGGATAGGATGCGATGATTTGCTCTTTCTGCTCGTCGGTATAGTGCTCAGCGTCATAGATGGTCATGTTGACCACTTTCTGCGACTTGCTGGGGTTCTTCAGGAACTTGGTAACAACGTCAGACATCCCCATCAGAGGGGTAAACGTCAGAATTGAGAATTGCCCGTATTTGTTGGTACGGGTAAGACCTTCGCCATAAATGCTGTATGGTGGCTCTTCGTCAAACCACACACCGTGGATTGTGTCACCCTGCCAGCGAGCGCGGCCTTGCGAGTATGGCTTGAAGTAGCAGATTGAAATGCCATCTTCAACGCCATCAGCCGTGTGATGCTTAACCAGAAGATGATCAACAAGATTCGGAAAGAAAGGAGACTTCTTCCAGCTAATGATGTCTTCTTTCGGTATTGAACCGTAGCCCGGTTCATCATTCTCTTCAATACGACCGCACAGGATGCGTTGAGTCGTTTTGGTTACCGTCTCGTTTGTCTCGCCGCCAATCCAGAAGACAACCGGCTCATAGAAACGCTTACCTTTCCACTCTCCCCCATATTTACCATCAGCCGGATAGCCTTTTGTTCCCGGATAACGCCCTGTAAGGTGAAACGCGACTTCAGCAGCACCAGTAAATGACTTACCAAGCTGGTTACCAGCCATAAAACATCGCTCTGGATAGTCATGTCCGGCGTCGATGAACTCACGCTGTTTGCTGTATGGCGTAAATTCATATAGCAGGTGTGTGTTACGGTAGTTCTCTTCTTCTTCGAGTAGCTCGAGCAATTCTATTTGCTCTTCGTCGCTCAGGTTATCAAGAATCGCGTCCAGTTCCACGGTTGAATAGCTCCTTGATACGAGAGCGCCGCTTATCGCGATCTCCCTTATCAGGTGTCACGTCTTCAACTTGCGACTGCTCTTTGAGGCCCAAATCACGGGCGATGATGTTAGCGTTGAGAAGGTCAGCGGCTGCGCCAGAGAATTTCTGGTCGTAGATGACCTGCTCTGCTCGCGTAACGACTTCAGATAAATCTTCTCGCAGGCGATATGTGCGCCATGTTTCAAGCGTCACATCAATGAACAGAGTGAGGCCGGTAATGGTCATCGCTCGCATCTTGGCGATAGGCTCTTGTATCACTTCCCCCTGATACGAGAACGCCTTCATCTCCCATAGCGGGTTAGCTTCTACCCACTCGAAGTATTCACAACAAGCAGCCCACAGCGCCTCAGGCGATTCGAATTTAGGATTTCGCCCATGACTACTGCGGGCCTCCCAAAATCGGTTGCCCTTTGGTGCTGCCATATTCATCTCACTTATTTGTTATTTCAGGTCGTTGGCTCTTCATGCTTTCAATCAATGACTGCTTCAGCAATTCGAGTGTGCCAATCGCCTCGCATAAACTGATTTCGCCATCGTAATCATGGATGACGCTTTCCAGCCTCTCGTATAGCTCTTGAGTAATTGGGAATTTCTTCTCCTTACCCAAATTGATTACGCGGCTCACATCATGCTCCGGTGGTGAACAGGTCTAACGCTTCCTTCGATTTACGCACCGCTTCGATAGTTCGGGTCGTGATATCCGAATTAGCGCCGCCTGACTGGAAGTGAATTTTGAATAGCTCAAGCTTCAGCTCGTCAGTGCCAATGAACTGAAATGCTTCCTCTGCGGCTGCGTTCTGGTTCATGACCAGTTTGTAAATCTCTAGCTGGAATTTCTGTTCTTCAGTCATGGGAATAATCTCTGCCATTGTTGGCTCCGTTTATCCGTTAAAAGGGATATCAGTTAAGTTATCCCGTGTAGGGTATAAGCCATTATCAAAGCCACTCTGTAGGGAATGGCTTTTGTGATGGCATCACTTACTCTTTACGCTGCTATCCCACTCATCCCGGAATTTTGATGGGTTATTGAAACCTTCTGCTGACATAACAACTCCTTCAATGTTTGGCTGAAATTAGGATGTCTTTCCATCAGTCCGCCACCACAAAGAATCTTTTTTGCCATAAGGCAGGAGGTTCATCTTTCAGTGGCTGCCAGTGTTATTTCCCCACTTACTGGCTTGGGTTGTTTCGCTGTACTGCCGTAACTGGTTTCCCAGAATAAATTCTGGTTTCATTATCAAGCCCACCCGTAGATGGGCTTTGTAATGACTACAGTAACGGACTGCACAATGCGCCTGTATTTCGAGGATGACGTCCAAATACGTTAATCTTCTCGCGAACGCTCTCACTACACATTCGCTCTACAATTCGCCAAACAGCCTTTTCAGGTAAAAATTTCGGCGCTAGTGCTGAAATAGCACGCCACAGACCCCGACTAAGCGAGCACGCTGTGCTACCGAAACTAAAGATGGCGAACGAAATAGACGTGATAAACGCCCAGCAACCAGAGAGAAAAGTTGAGATGCGGTGATAAAGCTTAGTCATGTATTGCTCCTGTTTTTTTTGGTTTTCATCGCCCGATCATTTCAGGCATTGCGTCCTGATGTATTCCTGCAGGTAGTTAACCTGCGCGGTTATCCTGTCGATTCCACTTCGGAGACGGTAATAATTGAGTTCAGCATCTGCTGTAAGTCTTGGGCCTTCTCCATCGCCCATGCTGCTGGCTCCGGTCGTTGACTTTGCACAGGTGGCGGCGACTTGCAGGCGCTTACGACCAGCAGAAACATCAGCACGGAGACTTTCGATAGTCGCGTTAGCATCAGCAAGCTCCTTTGTATATCTGGCATCAAGTTCTGCTACATCACGTTGACGCTTATGCATATCAGCGATGATGGATGTGGCTTTATCACGCTGCTCTTTGTAGGTAATGGCGTTATCACGGTAATGATTAACAGCCCATGACAGGCAGACGATGATGCAGATAACCAGAGCGGAGATAATCGCGGTTACTCTGTTCATTGTTGCCCCCACAAACAGACTTCACGCTCAATCTCACGGCGAGTCATCAGCCCTTTCCATTGCTTACCGCCAGCATATGTCCAACGACGTAGCTGGTCACATGCGCCTTTGATATCGCCCTGGTTTATTTTGCGAAGAAGCGTCGATGTTCTGAAATTGCCAGCACCCACGTTGTAGACGAACGAGTAAAGAGCGCCGCGCGTTGTTTCCGGTATATCGACTTTGATGTACGGGTTAATTTGTCTGGCTACCGTGGCAAGGTCTTTATTCAGGAGGGCTTTGCATTCTGCTTCGGTATACGTTTTACCGGGAATGATGTCTTTTCCTGTATGCCCGTAACATACAGTCCATACACCAACTATGTCTTTGTAAGGATTATGTCTCACACCTTCCAGACCATCGTTACCACTTGGTCCAGTGATTAACACAGATGCTATAGCAATAGCCCCGCCACTTATCGCCGCTATTACGCTATTTCGTAGTGCCGGTGACATTGCCATTCAATCTGTCCTCGCGCTCTTTGCGCTTGTAGTACCAGTTGATGCCAAATGTGCCGACAGTACAAAGAATACCAATGATGACAGCCCAGTCATTCAGGGAGAGAATGCCACCCATCGCAGTCAGTCCTCCGAAGCTGTAACTGAACCATTCTCTGATTTTGTCCATACGGTACATGCTCTACCCCTTCATTGAGGGGATTTGCTCTATTTAATTAGGAATAAGGTCGATTACTGATAGAACAAATCCAGGCTACTGTGTTTAGTAATCAGATTTGTTCGTGACCGATATGCACGGGCAAAACGGCAGGAGGTTGTTAGCGCAACCTCTTGCCACCCGCTTTCACGAAGCCAGCCATTGAGCTGGTTTTCTTTTATGCAAAGCACACCGCACCGTAGCCACAGCGGATAAGGTGATTATTTTTGTCTGTCTGGTATTTGGTTTGATGTGCTTTCAGAAAGGCCGTGCTTAAAACGCAAAAAGCCCCGAGCTATTAACTCAGGGCTTTATTTAACGAGTGCATTTATCCATCGTTGAGTCAAATTTACCCAATTTTATTCAATAAGTCAATATCATGCCGTTAATATGTTGCCATCCGTGGCAATCATGCTGCTAACGTGTGACCGCATTCAAAATGTTGTCTGCGATTGACTCTTCTTTGTGGCATTGCACCACCAGAGCGTCATACAGCGGCTTAACAGTGCGTGACCAGGTGGGTTGAGTAAGGTTTGGGATTAGCATCGTTACAGCGCGATATGCGGCGCTTGCTGGCATTCTTGAATAGCCGACACCTTTGCATCTTCCGCACTCTTTCTCAACAACTCTCCCCCACTGCTCTGTTTTGGCTATATCAACCGCACGGCCTGTACCGTGGCAATCTCTGCATCTTGCGCCCGGCGTCGCGGCACTACGGCAATAATCCGCATAAGCGAATGTTGCGAGCACTTGCAGTACCTTTGCCTTAGTATTTCCTTCAAGCTTTGCAACGCCACGGTATTTCCCCGATACCTTGTGTGCAAATTGCATCAGATAGTTGATAGCCTTTTGTTTGTCATTCTGGCTGAGTTCGTGCTTACCACAGAATGCAGCCATTCCGAATCCGGCTTGTGATTGCGCCATCCCCATAGCAGCCATCACATCAGTACCGGAAAGAGAGTCAGAAGCCGTGGCCCGTGGTGAGTCGCTCATCATCGGGCTTTTTGGCGAATGAAATTTAGCTACGCTTTCGAGTCTCATGGCCTTCCCCTTTTGCCCTGTTTGACCATCAGGACGCCGTTAACTATTACGTGACGCTCGCCTTTGCTGTCTCGGTTGTACTTGAGCACTGTTCCTCTTGCGCAGGAAAGCATCCTTGCCACTTCGGTCTGATTGCCTCGTGTCTGGATAAGAAGCTCTGGTATCGTTTGAATTGTGGCGTTCATGCGTTCTCCAGTTCGGTGATTTTTATTCCAAGCCTTCCGCCTGGTACTTTCACGCCACGAATTACGCGAATGTCATCGAATTGCTCGTCGTCTTCCGCAAATCCGGCGTGGATAAGGGAGTCGAGTAAACCTTTCAGGATGTTGTCGAGGTCGCGGCGGCGGGAGTCTGGAACGTCTGCGATGACTTTGATGCGGAGTCGTGATTTGGTGAAAATGTCTAACTTAAGTTGGCGGATGATTTGCTGAACGTCTTTTCGGTATTTCTGGCCTTTATCGCTGATGTAGTATTGGCTTCCCCGTCTTCGCCAGTAGGTATTCACCGACGGCGGGTATGGAAGTACAAACTGATATTCGTTCATGGCTTAATCTTCCCCTCCTTCAGCAGTATCGCCTGCGTCCTGATTACGCCTTCGAGGTGGTAAAGTCTGGCGTCTTTGTTGTCGAGGTTATGGGTGCGTCGGTCGATTTCATCGTGACACGCGCTACAAGCCCATGCGCCGATCAGGTCGTCAGGCTTCATTCCCGTTCCGCAAATTCCAGCCATCCGGTAATGTGCCAGAACTGTGGTTTCAGGATTACCATTGCATACGCCGTAAATACGTACCTGGCATTCTCTGCCGCGCGCTTCTTTGCGTAGGTTAGCCATTAAGCAGCCTCCCCTGTTACTTTCAGCATTCCGTTATCGAGCAGCTTTCTGGTCAGCCACTGTTGACCACGCCCGGTGATTTTTGTGGTGAACGATATCTGTATTCCGTGATTTGTGTTGACCGCTGTTTCTTTTACGGTGAAATAGCCGCGATCCATATATTCCTGCATTGGCACATTTCGCCGGGAACCTGAAGCAATAAGGATTTTGTGATCACGCATCCACGCAAACAGTTTGTTCGGACCAATACCGACAACCTTTGCAAAGTTTCCAATCAAAATTCCGCTGGCCTCGCCAACGCGATCGGCAAACTCAACTTTAGGTGCGGCAATTGCGAGCTGGTTTTCCAGTTGAATTTTCTGCTCAGCAAGATCAGCAGCAAGGCGCAACGCTTCCGGTAGTGTTTTTGGGATATTAACCGCAGATTCTTCAAGCTCTCGCCAACGGTCAACAAGGCGAGCGGTGAACTCTGGCGACAACTGGGCAACAACGACAATACTGTCTCGCTTACCTTGTTCGCCTTCGAAGACGTAATGCTCGTACTGAACATTGAACCCTAAGTTATTGATTCTTTCGGAAACCTCAATTTGAGGAAGCCGGATAACACCATTTTTAGCCAGCGTTTCGATGGTACGTTTCACATTGTCATGACGCTTACCAACCAACTCAGCGATTTCAATGCTTGTCATTTTGATGGCATTGCCATTTATTAACTCACTCATCGTCTTCTTCCTCGTACATTGAGCTATTCGGATCGCTCATCAGCTCTGCGCAGCAGTGCTCACACACGTGAACTTCCAGCACATGCAGCTTCTGACCGCAGTTAGCGCACGTTAAAGCCCGCTCGACGCTTTCTTGTTCGTAACTTCGATTTGGGTCAATCACCTTGTATTCCTCGCACGATGTCTTAGCCACCGGATATCCCACAGGTGATCCGTGTAGTTGAATGTTTTTACGTCAGATTCTTTTGGGATTGGCTTGCGTTTATTTCTGGAGCGCTTCGTTGGAAGGTATTTGCAGTTTTCGCAGATGATGTCGGTGATACTTCGTCGCTGTCGCCTCATGCCGCCCTGTCTCCCCATCTTGCTTTCCACTCCAGAGCCAGTCGCGCTTCGTCTGACCACTTAACGCCACGCTCTGTACCGAATGCCTGTATAAGCTCTAATAGCTCCGCAAATTCGCCTACACGCATCCTGCTGGTTGACTGGCCTATTACCACAAAGCCATTCCCGGCAAGGTTAGGAACAACGTCCTGCTGCTTTAATGCTGCGGTAAACACACACTTCCAGCTTTCTGCATCCAGCCAGCGACCATGCCATTCAACCTGACGAGAGACGTCACCAAGGCAAGCCCAAAGCTTTCGATTCTGGTCTAAGCTGCGGTTGCGTTCCTGAATGGTTACTACGATTGGTTTGGTTGGGTCTGGAAGAATTTGCTGTACCGCGTGAATAGCGTTTTGCTGATGTGCTGGAGATCGAATTTCAAAGGTTAGTTTTTTCATGACTTCCCTCTCCCCCAAATAAAAAGGCCTGCGATTACCAGCAGGCCTGTTATTAGCTCAGTGATGTAGATGGTCATTTAATACTCCGTCACGTTTTCCTGTCGCCACGCCTCGTCATATTCCGATTTCGGCATATTGGCGATGTAGCTATATGGCGATCCTGATTCAAGTTGCAGGAACTGGTGCGATTGCTCGTCAAGGAACAACGGGACACCACCTTCCCAACCTTCGCCGTTACGTTGTTTTTCAAGCATCAAAACAGATGCCGGAGATGCCAGTAGCTGTTCGTCCTTCTCTGACATCTTTTCACCACTCTGAACTCTCTGTAACGCTCTCTCGCGAGCCTTGTTACGCCAGATGATGAAAAGGTTGTCTGTCAGGTCTGTTATCGCTCCAGAGCCTTTTACGTCCATTTTCCCGGTTGGTTTTTCTTCGCTGTCACCTTTTCGCGAGTGAGTAACGAGAATGACGTGGGAGTTTGTTTTGTTTTTGAAATCGCAAATCGAGTCAACAAACGCCTTCTGCCCGTTATAGTCATCGTCGCCTATGCCACATTTCATCAGGCTGTCGATGATGAATAACTGGATGCCGTATCGGCGGCGAGCGTAGTCGAATATTTCGATCAGCCTGTCGGCTTTCGCCGTTCCGGTCAGGCCAAACACCCAAAGTCTTTCGTCATAAAATTTAAATGCAGAGTCAATTTCCAGCACTGGCGGCATCTTGCAGCACGTCGCCTGACGGGTAAGTCGCTTAAGGAGAATGCCTGGCTTCAGCTCAAGTGACGCGATGCACGTCTTCACACCCTGACGCATTGCCTCAAGTGCCATATGCCCGACAACCTCCGTTTTTCCGTGACCGTTCACACCATTGACCAGCGTCAACTCGGCCTCACGGAACTGGAATTTATCTGCCAGAGATTCCCACGGTGGATTAAACAGATACTGCTGCTTGCCGTAGAAAGCGTTGATAGTGTCCTGGTAAAACTCTCGCGCGCTGTAGAGTTCTTCAGGATCGAAGTAGGATGCCGTGCCGATGTACTGCCAGATTTCATCCTCGGTAACACCGTTCATCAGGCATTCGTTGATGTCTTTGTACGGCAGAGTAACAAGACGGCAACGATGTTCACCGAGTCGGCTTGCGATTTCCCTTGCGGCTTCACGACCAACATCATCAACATCCATCGAGATGAATATTTCCTCAAACCTGTCGAGGTTGTGATACTCAAACTCAATCCACTGTTGCTTAGCGCCTTTCCCGCCACCAAACGGCACGGATAACGCCGAGATGCCGTATTGCGCATAGCTCATACAATCAATTTCGCCTTCGCAAAGTACAACCGCCCTCACGCCAGCGTCCAGAGCCTGCCATCCGAACAGACAAGGTTCGCAATCACCTTCTGCCATAATGACTTTCTTCCCGTCCGGGCGCTCAGTGCTGATTCGCTTGACCTGCAACAACTCACCATCGCGTTTGTACGGAATCACCAGAGCATCCAGTTCCCGCTCTCCATTCCACACCTTGCCGCTGACAACCTCGTAGCGCTTTACGATTTCTGGCGATATGCCACGCGATTGCAGGTACTCAAGATGGGATTCTGTTCTGGTAACGTAGCGGGCGATTTTCTTGCGATCAGGTCTGGAGAATTTTTTCTCACGTTTGGCATCGAAATGGTGATCGTCATCCTTGATACCGAGAAATGCTTTCGCTTCCTGCATAGCCTGATGCAGGTTAATTCCACGACATGCCATCCACAAATCAAGCATGTCACCGCCGTCTCCCTCGGCGAAATCAGCCCATTTTTTCTTGCCGCTAAGGTTGACCTTAAGGCTGTTTCCCTTGTCGCCGTTGACGTTACCGGCAACCCACTCATGCCCCTCTTTCTTGCCGTTTGGCAACAGGTGCGGAGCCACCCTGTCAACCTGCGCCCAAAGCAGGTCGCTAAGTTCACTTGGCGTCATGATTCCCTCAGATTGAGATTTTTAAACCAGAAATCGACAAATGAAATACTTAACCAGCCGTGGTTATAACCAGCGACCAGTAGCGATTTGATTTTTGATTTCATGGTTCACCTGTCGAAAAACACGTAGCCAGTTTTCGATACGGTGATTGCGGATGATGGTTTGGATTGTGGTTGAATGGTTTCTGGCTTTTCGTCGTTCCAGCGTTGACCGTTCAGGTAGCTCGATGGTAACAACCTGTCGAATCCGAACTGCTTACCATTCCTGCATGCGATGTCTTCTGCCAACATCGTGGCAAACTCGCTTGCCGTACCCCTGGTAGTTTTACGCCATTCCCTGAACTGTGTTCTGAATGCCGAAGCTGCGTTTTTCTTCCCGGCTTTCCGCATGCCTGCACACCAGAATATTTCCTCGAATGCCTTGTCGGTTTCTTCGTGACGGTCAGGTGATTTTTCACACTCCGTCCGAACACTTTCGGACATAGTGTTTTTATTATTTCTTTTTTCTTTTGTAATAGTTTCTTTTGTGTGTCCCTGTTTTGGTGACAGCGCTGTCACCGTTTTGGTGACACTTTTTGTCACCAATGCAGTGACATTATCACCAGAGTAGTGACACCCTTCGATTTGCCATTCCTCGATGTTCTTGTTAGGCCCGATTTGCTGGCCTTCGCGAAGGATAACCTTCATCGCGATAAGCTCATTCTTGGCCTTGTTTACCTTCTGTCTTGGCAGCCTGGTAATTTGAGCTAACTGACTATCAGAGATGCGATCCATCTTTTTACCGTAGCCGTATGTTTTACGGCATATGGCGTGGGCAACCTTGCTCTGATTTTTCGTTAAATCTGCGCCGATAAGCTCTTCATACAGGGCATTTGCAAGACGGGTATAACCATCTTCAACTTCTGCCACACGACGCTCCACAGGCCGTTGTGAAGGCCTTAAATGTGTTACGGTTGCAAGATTACTCATGACCTTTCTCCTTCTGCATCAGCTTCACTTTTTCCAACTCAGCCCGGAATCGACCAGGCTGCTTGAAGCTGGACAGGAAGCGATCACGTAGTATGTGTTTGTGAATTTTGTCCTGGTAAGGACTGAGTTGTTTTGTCATAATTACTCCTGTGGATTGATCCAGTCTTTCTACATCAGGCCTCGAAGAATTCGCCGTTCTTCGGGGCTTTTTCTTTTGTCAGCATTCTTGCTACTTTCTTAGCCAGTTCCGCCAACTCCTCGTCTTCAACACCCCATTCAAGAACAGCCAGAAGCATTCCCATTTTTGGGATGAAGCTGTCTTTCCATCGCGAAATTTGCGATTCATTAATCCCTAACGCGTCGGCAACCTTTCGCTGACCACGTACAGCAATTCGATTCAGGATGTTGCTTGTAATTGCATTCGCTTTCTTGCGAGTACTTGTAAGTTGCATATGTAAGTATTTCCTTAACTAATAAGAAGTTATGCGCATCAACTTATGCGCGTTGTATTCCCGCATTTCGGCGGGAATGAGGACCATGACTGTTAAAGAGCGGTGTTACTATTTGTTTTTCTTGTTGCTTGGGAAAGGACGAACTTCCTCTCCAATCACACTGCCATCAGGCTTTACCGTAACCATAATGTTACGGCCTGCCAGAATGGCCTTGCTGATAGCGCACTGGATTACACCAAAGTCACTGGCTGCTTTAGCCTGTCCATGGATTTTGGCGTAATCGGCAAGTGTCATTCGAATCATATGCACTCTCCGTTATTAACCATGAACAAAGAATACTACAGGTATTCAAAGCAATCAATACTTAGGGTATTTTTAGTTTAAGTACCTTAGCTATTAGAATTAAGCTATGGAAAATAAAAAATCACTGACGACAGAACAGCTGGAAGACGCTAAGCGGCTTAAGGCTTTGTATGAGTCAAAAAAGAAAGAATTGGGAATAACCCAATACTCAATCGCTGATGAACTGGGTATCACCCAAGGAGCGGTAGGGCATTATCTTAATGGCAGAAATGCGCTAAACGTTGAGGTTGCATCTGGTTTTGCACGATTGTTGCAAGTCTCAATTGCTGATTTTAGCCAGTCAATTGCTGCCAAGGTTGCAGAACAGGCAGAAAGCCTTAAGAGCGATGCCAACGTAAGGTATGCAGGGGAATACAGAGCAGGAAAGAGGTATCCGGTGTTAAGCAGTATCCAGGCTGGCTCGTGGTGTGAAGCATGCGAACCATACACCATTAAAGACATAGATGTTTGGCTTGAGTCTGACGCGCATATTCAAGGTAATGCGTTCTGGCTTAAAGTGGAAGGTGATTCAATGACGGCACCGGTTGGGTTAAGCATTCCAGAGGGAACATTCGTTCTTTTCGATACCGGAAGGGAGGCGATCAACGGCAGCTTGGTCATAGCAAAACTTTCTGACTCTAACGAAGCAACATTCAAGAAGCTGATAATCGACGGCGGAAATAAATACCTCAAGGGACTTAATCCTGCATGGCCTCTCGTGCCAATCAATGGAAACTGCAAGATTATAGGCGTTGCAATTGAGACAAAACTCAGACTGGTTTGATCACGCAAGGGGGCGCTTATGGTTGGAACCGCTATAGCAAGCTTTTTTGGGATGTTGGCAATCTCGACAATTTACGGCTTAGCGCATGCTTTTATTGCGAAATCTCTATCAGAAAAAATAAGCCAGGCTTGGGCGCATAGATCAGCTCGTTTCATGATTCTGGTGATCATAGCAATACAAGGGATATCTGCATTTATCCTCTATGGATCAAGCTTATACCTATTGTATCAAGGCGCGACATTTACGCCTTACACCAGTGATTACGGAACTCTATACGATGGTAGTGAAGACATCACTGTGGCTTGGATCGTCTTTGGTTTATCTATGGCCGTGTCTGTTGTAGCAGACATCATTAAGGTAATTCTCGTCTTAACCTTCGCTGACTAACCTATAATCCCGGCAGCAATAGCTATCGGGATCCACTTCACATATCCCGCATAAAAAGCACTGAACAAGCAGACACCGAAAAAATAAATATCCTTTGTATTCATTTGCTTATCATTATTTCATCAAAAATAAATACCTTGGGTATTTACACAATAAAATACCTACAGTATTCTTTAGCCATCAGCAGGAAGCTGGAAGCCAAACGGAAAAGATTGGCAGGCTCTTTAACATTGATGGGATTGTCCCGCCGAAATGCGGGAACCAAAGAGTAATTGGCTTTGGGGTGACGTGAAGTGCAGCTGCACGACGGCAACCGGAAGATAAGCACCCGGCGCGTCACCGCCAAAGTCAATCATCGGAGGTCAACATGACAGTAGTCATTACATATCTGGCTGACGATAACGCCAGAAATCGCCGCAGAGCACGCAGACAGGCTCAACGTGAACAGGCAATGCAAGAGCAGCGACTGGCGCGAAAAATTGCGCTAAAGCTCTCTGGTTGCGTCAGAGCAGATAAAGCAGCATCACTCGGAAGCCTTCGCTACAAGAAGGCAGATGAATGCAGTGGAAGTATTTGCCTGCCAAACGTAGCCGTTTACGCGGCAGGCTACCGGAAATCAAAACAATTGACGGCGAGGTAATTATGGGTCAGGAAGAAAAATATGAGCTTAAAAAGCTCATTGAAGAGGACGCCATAGAAGAAATTGCAGCATTAACAACAGCTATAAAGAATATTAGGTATGCGCTAAATACGCTTATCTCCTCATGCGACAAAAATAGCAGGGAATTTTTGATACTTGGCGCAGCTCTAGGAATAGTTGATGCGGCAACGCTTCACCTAATTACTCATGACGATATTCTTATTGAGCCGTATGAAACATTACTGCTTGTCAGGCAAAAAATGGCTGATGCCGCAGCAAATGGAGACCTTCAACTTTACATCGACTTAAGGAAAGTATTAAGGCGAATGGTCAGAACTGAAGGAGATATCCCCCTGACAAAATAAGGGGGTGAGAGGATTTTACTATTTTCCTCGCTGTAGGGGTACACGAGAACCACCGAGCCTGATGTGGTTAAAAGACAGGCACAATCTTTACTACCGCAAGCCACGCAGTGAAATGGGTGTGACTTGCTCAGGCCGCCAGAAGCAACGCGGAAAATCAATTCCAGCTTATTACGATTGAGGTGAGCCATGCTCAAGAAAGTCAAACGCCGACTTTACAAAGAAGGTAGATATTCATGCCAGTTGCCAAAATGCGACACAACAAAATGGAGTGTCGATGATTGGTGTAACTGGATAGATAGATACGGAACTTGGTGGGATAAATAACAGGTAACTTAAGCGTATTTACTTTCGCAGCAAACCACTTATTTGAGGTGATATATGGAGTTTCATGAAAGTGCGATTTGTGATTTTCGCGCTAACGCAAATTCAGTAAAACCACAGCCAATTGCAGTTCTTTTTAAAACAATGGGTGCGTGGGCTGTTTTATGCTTCGCCTCTGATGACACTGACGCAAGAATGGCAATAGGCCAAGAGATGGAGATGGACCCGACAAACGATGAATTCATAATTTATGGCGCTCCATCTAATTACTTACTTGATACCTGCAACATTTACAACAAGGCTGCCTGATGGTGGCCTTTATTTTTGGCACAAACAACAGAGGCTAACATGGAATTTAAAGGTACTAGGAAAAATTGGCGAGAAGCCAATTTTGCAGGCTTAATTTTATTTTCACACCCGGGAATGGCCCTATCCGGTAAAGAAACAGAAGAGGCCGTAGCAAATGGAAGGTTGGCTATGGCTGCACCGGATTTACTTGAAGCACTTCAGTTATTACTTAAGCAAGCCGAAAATAGAACAACGACAACATATCCAGAATGGTATGGAGCTGTTAATAAGGCTCGCGAAGCTATCAAAAAAGCCCTAGGTGATGAGTAATGAATAAGAGATACATCGTTGAAGTTATAGAGCGAGAAACAAAAGAAGTAATTAAACATTTCGAATTTGATAATTATAGAAAAGCTGACCGAGTAGAAGAAGGATTGTTGCGACAAAGTAATCTCGAAAAATTTGATGTTGTCATGCGATGCGAATAAGCGCCTATAGCAGATTTACGAGTCTGCTATGTGAGCAATGTCGCTCGTAACTAAACAGGAGCCGACTTGTTCTGATTATTGGAAATCTTCTTTGCCCTCCGATGTGGGGGCCTTTTTATATGCATACCAATAACGCTTCACTCGAGGCGTTTTCGTTATGCAATCAAACAGAAGGAGCATCCTATGCAACAGTTCGCTATTGCAGGGGCGGCATCGGTTCGCCCTTTCAACCCGATTTTATCGGTACAGCATTCACGAAAAAATATTTTAACCGGAGCAGACTTTAAACAACCAAGAATGAAAAGTTTGCTCGAAAAGCTTTGGGATATTTTGAAACAACAAGGCCGTCCATGAGTTTTACGGATAACTGGTCAGACGAAGAATTCATTCGTCAGATGAAAGAATTAATCGGTAACGAAGGAGATATTCATGTCACTTGCAACCACAGTGAAGGAGAGCAAGTTACAGAGACGCATGTACACGCAGAAAGCTCTCTGGTATCGCCATAATGGTGACCGCGAAGGAATGCGGGTATGCCTTAACTTGTCCCGAGTCGAAGTATTAAATCAGCGTTATTTCCTTGGGCCGTGTCCATTCTGAGAACAATCATATGAGCAAAGAATTTTACGCAAGACTGGCAGCTATTCAGGAGAATCTGAACGCGCCAAAGAATCAGTACAACTCATTCGGTAAATATAAATACAGAAGCTGCGAAGACATTCTTGAAGGCGTTAAGCCGTTACTGAATGGCCTGTTTTTATCAATCAGCGATGAAGTTGTGTTGATTGGTGATCGGTATTACGTGAAAGCCACGGCAACTATTACCGATGGCGAAAACAGTCATACGGCAACTGCTCTTGCACGAGAGGAAGAAAGCAAGAAAGGAATGGATTCTGCACAAGTTACGGGAGCTACAAGCTCTTATGCACGCAAGTATTGCCTCAATGGTTTGTTCGGCATTGATGATGCGAAAGATGCAGATACCGACGAGCATAAACATCAGCAGAACGCAGCAGCAAAGCAATCAAAACTATCACCTACACCTGAACAGGTTCTAAAAGCATTCACTGACGCAGCAATGCAGAAAAACACCTTAGAAGAGCTTAAACAGGCGTTCGCCAAAGCGTGGAAGATGCTCGAAGGCACACCTGAGCAGCACAAAGCGCAGGACGTTTACAACATCAGACGAGACGAATTAGAAGGAGCGGCTGCTTAATGGCACATTCGATTACTGTAAGACTAAACAAGCCCGCAAGAGAGTTTCAGGCCGGGGAAAATATCGGATTCAACATCCGTGCTGGCGTTCAGTATTACGATCGCCAGACAAAAAAGAAAGAATGGACAAACTACAGCGCCGTTGTATTTGCCAAGCCGGGAGCGCAAGCGGATTACTACCGTAGTGTTCTTGTTGAAGGTGGCATTGTAGAAATTACCGGAGAAAACATCAGGGTTGATGTTTATCAGGGGCAAAATGGTCAATCAATCACTCTTGAATTACTGAATGCAAAGATTGGATTTGCAGCTTCAGGAAATGGCCCGCAGCAGCAAAGTAGTAACCAGCAGAACACTCCTGTATACGACGATTCAATTCCCTTCTAAAGTAGCAACATAAGGATTCCATCATGCCAGCGCCTCTGTATGGTGCGGATGACCCGCGCCGCTGTTCCGGCAATTCCGTATCGGAGGTGCTGGATAAATTCAGAAAAAACTACGACCGGATAATGTCTCTACCGCAGGAAGCGAAAGAGGAAAAGGAATTTCGCCACTGTATATGGCTTGCAGAGAAAGAAGAACGCGAGCGAATTTACCAGACATCAATCCGACCATTCCGCAAAGCCACATATACCCACTTTCCTGAATATATCGACCCGCGCCTGCGTAATTACCGCTCACGCTATGGCGCTATCAGTAATGACTGAGGAATTAACAATGAAAACAATGAAGCTAAACATCGACCTCGGAAAATACGTTATTACCGGAACCAAACACGATCTGATTCTTAGCGAAAGAGGAATTATCAAAGAAGGCGAGAATGCAGGCAAAGAAACACTAAGTCGTATCGGTTATTACAGCAAGTTTGAGCATCTGGTTAAAGAGTTATGCAACCGTGAAATCCTGTTATCTCAGGCGCAGACGCTACAGGATATTCAGCAACATATCGAGACTTTAGGTGTGTCACTTAGCATGGCTGTTGACCAGTTCGTGGAGAGTAAATCATGAGAGGACTTGCATACAATCCCGGCATTCTTCCGGCAGAAATGATTATTCGCCAACGCGTAAAGCCAATGCCATCGAGAGAGGAATTGCTTAAAAGAAATAGTTTCGGTTCTGTTAATGACAACAAATATCTGAATGCGATGTGGCGGAGTGGGAAGAAATGAAACAAATGTCACTAATTGAGATGGATGGTTTTCTGAAAGGTAAATGCATCCCCCGAGATTTAAAGGTTAACGAAACAAACGCTGAATATCTGGTGCGTAAGTTCGGTGAACTTGAATCAAAACTAGAAACGGCGTTGCGGGAGTGTCGTTCTGCTGGAATCACGATTGATAACCTTGAGGCTAAATGCGCGAAGATGGCTGCTGAAAATACCTCGCTTAAGCAATCTGAGAAGGAATTTAATGACTTTTGTCGTGAGGAGTTTAGCGAATGGGAAGATGATGTTACTGAAACCCCAGCCACCGATGCTTTCCTGGCTGAAGTACGGGCGCAGGGCGTGGATATGGCTATGGAGCATATGCAGTCGAGCGGTTCGTTAACATTTGGAGATTGCTACATATCACTTAACGAGTTCGCCGCAGAGCTTCGCAAAGGAGGTAACCAGTGAGTGTATATCTCATTGATAAACGCCGACGTGGGCAACAAATACCATCTGTTGGAATGCCGAATCACACATGGTTTTGCGTACTTGATATCGATGGTATGGATGCGTTGGTTGACACTCGTCATTACTGCGATACCGCAACAGCTACTCCGGCGAAAGCAAAGAAAATGGCTGCTCTGATAGAAAACTGGACTCCACCTGATGGTTGGTGCAATGGGAATGATCGAGATTGGCATGAAAAAATGAAGGGCTATATCTGCGATTTCTTACGTAAATGCAACGGATTCAGGGTGATGTGACATGAGCAAGATTGACTATCAGGCACTGCGTGAGATAGCAAAGCACCAGAGACTTACAGAAGAATTAGCGAGCTACGCAAGGACTAACCCGCCTCACACTCGATGAGGCCTGTTCATTGCTCAATGATATCCAGACCTACCATCGCCGCATCAATGCGGCTTTTTCTTGCGTGTAATTGCGGAGACTTTGCGATGTACTTGACACTTCAGGAGTGGAACGCTCGCCAGCGACGCCCAAGAAGCCTTGAAACAGTTCGTCGATGGGTGCGCGAATGCAGGATATTCCCTCCTCCGGTTAAGGATGGAAGAGAGTATCTGTTCCACGAATCAGCGGTAAAGGTTGACTTAAATCGACCAGTAACAGGTAGCCTTTTGAAGAGGATCAGAAATGGGAAGAAGGCGAAGTCATGAGCGCCGGGATTTACCCCCTAACCTTTATATAAGAAACAATGGATATTACTGCTACAGGGACCCAAGGACGGGTAAAGAGTTTGGATTAGGCCGAGACAGGAGGATAGCAATCACTGAAGCTATACAGGCCAACATTGAGTTATTTTCAGGACACAAACACAAGCCTCTGACAGCAAGAATCAACAGTGATAATTCTGTTACGTTACATTCATGGCTTGATCGCTACGAAAAAATCCTCGCCAGCAGAGGAATCAAGCAGAAGACACTCATAAATTACATGAGCAAAATTAAAGCAATAAGGAGGGGTCTGCCTGATGCTCCACTTGAAAACATCACCACAAAAGAAATTGCGGCAATGCTCAATGGATACATAGACGAGGGCAAGGCGGCGTCAGCCAAGTTAATCAGATCAACACTGAGCGATGCATTCCGAGAGGCAATAGCTGAAGGCCATATAACAACAAACCCGGTCGCTGCCACTCGCGCAGCAAAATCAGAGGTAAGGAGATCAAGACTTACGGCTGACGAATACCTGAAAATTTATCAAGCAGCAGAATCATCACCATGTTGGCTCAGACTTGCAATGGAACTGGCTGTTGTTACCGGGCAGCGAGTTGGTGATTTATGCGAAATGAAGTGGTCTGATATCGTAGATGGATATCTTTATGTCGAGCAAAGCAAAACAGGCGTAAAAATTGCCATCCCAACAGCATTGCATGTTGATGCCCTCGGGATATCAATGAAGGAAACACTTGATAAATGCAAAGAGATTCTTGGCGGAGAAACCATAATTGCATCTACTCGTCGTGAACCGCTTTCATCCGGCACAGTATCAAGGTATTTTATGCGCGCACGAAAAGCATCAGGTCTTTCCTTCGAAGGGGATCCGCCTACCTTTCACGAGTTGCGCAGTTTGTCTGCAAGACTCTATGAGAAGCAGATAAGCGATAAATTTGCTCAACATCTTCTCGGGCATAAGTCGGACACCATGGCATCACAGTATCGTGATGACAGAGGCAGGGAGTGGGACAAAATTGAAATCAAATAA